GTACCGCTGTGGGCTGGTCGCCATGCGCCCAATTGCTCTTGGGCGTGTACGTTCGCGCCACCCCGCCCAGGTCTGCCAACACCAGTTCCCCCACCTCCACCAAGCATCCGTTGTCTCCGCTGCGGGTCATGGACAGCTCGATCTGGTAGCGCGTGCCCTTGCTGAGCCCCAACCCTGACAGGTTGAAGTTGTAACCTTCGCTGTGGTTGGCTCCCAGTGACACCAACGCCGCCCCGCCGTTGAGCCGACTACCGCTTGCCGGGTACTTCTCGGTATTGATGTAGAGGTCGACCGTCCCCCCCGCGTACTCCCACACGGTGAGATAGCAGTACAGCCGCTGCATCCCGCTGTAGGTGAAGCTCCACCGGTACAGCGTCACCGTGCTTCCCGTTTGCGTGTGGTAGGCCGTGCCGATCTCTGTCCCGATGTTAGGGCGCTGCGCACGCTCCTGTAGGTACTTCTGCGAAATGCGGAAGGCATCAAAGTTGGCGGCGGTCGGCACGGTGCCATCTGTGAAGGTCGGCATGCTGGCAGGCCACACGGTCAGGCTACTGTCGCCCGATAGGTATGCCCGGTACACTGTGGCCGTGCTGGCCGTTCCCAATCCAGCAATGATGAAGCGCAGATGCAGTATCTCGTCATCCGGGATAGCCAGCCCTGATACCGTGTAGGTGAGGTTTTCTGTACCGCAGAACCACCGGTCGCCTGCCGTGGTATCGCTGCCGTTCGCCGGCATGTCGTGCCAGGTATCGTCCTCGCCGTAGTACTGCAATTGCGCCGACCCGCCCGCCACGAGATTGATCCGTGCGCAGAAGTTCAACGTGGGGTGCTCTGGCACGCGTCGAGTATCCGCTTCCCACACGGTGAGTGCCCCGGTGGTGGACCCAAATGGTTGCCGCTGCAATCTCTCAGGCGCATGCGCTTGTCCATATAGATAGTTGCTGCGCGCCGCCACAATGTTCAGATAGGTATCCGCGCCCAACACTTCCCCGTTGCTGATCTGGCGTAAGGGCTCGAAGGTCGGGATCACGCGAAGAGCCTCCCGCCACTGGCGCCGATCGCCGACGTGCCCACCACCAGGTACCCGGTGTAAGGATAGAAGCTGGTGAAGTCACTCAGTTCCAAACTCATCTTGAACGATTTGCCGCCGCGCAACTCACGGCTGGTGATAATGGCTGTCTGGTTGATGCCCGTCCGCGTGCCGGTTACCGTCACTACGTCCCCCACTTCCAGCAGCGGGTTAGCCGGCATCCCACTCAGCGCTAGCGACACTCGCAGTGTCTTGAAACGTTGCCCAAGCACGCTGGCGATGAGCTTCGCTTGGGTTTCAGTCTGAATGTACCAGTTGCCGCGGATGTCCTTGCGCCGAGGCGTGGCGGTGCCACTCTGATTCAGCTCATACGTCTCCGCCGGGCGGCCCACCACCGGCTCTCCATACACGTCGAAGCGGGTGATATAGGCGGCCTGCCGAGTATCACTGTTGCTGAAGGTCGCCGTCCACGAGGCCGCAGCGTCTGGGCTGGTGGGCACAACCGTAACATTGGCTACCATATCAGCCCCGCCACTGCTGCATGCGCTCAGGTCGTACTCGGCGAAGCTGGCAAGCGGCGTGCGCAACTTCAACTTCAGTTCTTTGCTGCCCGCCGGCGGCACCATCACCGCCCGATCGAGGCTGTAGACCTTGTCTACCTGCCCCGCTTGGCGTGGCTGGTACTCCACCGCGATAACGTTGTAGATGTCGCTGTACGCTCGTCGAGGCTCTAGCTCTCCATAGCCCGTCGCAGTCATCGTGGCGACGCTAGAGGCGTTCGCCCAATGTGCCGCGTTCCAGAAAGTGAGCGTGCCGTTCACGTCGAAGAAGGCGACACCGCCCTCGCTTTGAGCGGCACGCTTCACCTCATCGAGCGCGTAGTCATCGTCCAGGTAAGCATAGGGAATGACTGTCAGCGCTTGTTCTAGGTCAGTGCTGCCCACACTTGCCAGCGTCGCCAGCGTCGAGATCCAGGAGTTGATCTGGGTGCCCTCATAGATCATGGTGCTGTACTTCTGCTGCATCGGAATGGAACCGAGGTCGTGACACGTCAGCGTAGCCGTTGCGCCCCGCTCCGATTCGGTTACATCCATGATGCGCCCGGTGAACACTCGTACGTATTCAGGCGTCGCCCCGTAGTAGTAGCCGGCGCTCAGCCGGATACCTAGACCGTAGATGCCATATACGGCCGCCTGGCTGCCGCTGTGGTCTTGCGAGAACCGACCATTGTAGTTGTCGACGGTTATATCGGCCTTGCCTACTGGCGCATCCCCCATGCTGGCCAGCCCCTGGAAGGGGTCGATGATACCGTCACGCACGGTGAAACCGAGCACGGTGTTGCCAGTCTCGTCCGTCCAGTTCACGCCGTCCCAACATATCTCGATCTTGTACACCGGCTTAGCACTGGTGGCCGCCACTGCCGCGGCGATGTGCCCCGGGTCAGTTAGCACTCTCAGAGCTCCCGGAACGTGGCGCTGATGGTGTACTTGATGTCGTTAGCCACCGGCTTTGTCTTGACGCGGAACGACCCCGACACCACCTCCACAGTGTATGTGGTCGTAGTATCCCACGGCTTGAACGTAATGCTACCCGCCGCAATGGCCGTCTCAATGGCCGTCTTCAATGCTGTCCCCGCCGTGGCGTATCGCTCCCAAGTGTAGTTCCATACTTTGCGCGTATCGAGTACGTGCTTGCGGCCCGACCCGTTCGCCATCTCCAACACCTCGGCGATTTCGTCTACTTGATACTCTGCGCCCTGGTTACTCGGGTCGGACAGACCGCTTGTCGCTCCAATGGTTACGCTCATTCGACCGGCTCCTTGGTGGCGGTTCTGGCAGCGATGGCCGCCAACACGTACGGCACCAACTCCGGAGCCATCTGGCGCGCTATCGAGACGAGAAACTCACTGCCAACGTCCTCAGACGCGGCCAGGACGCCCGTCGCCAGTGCCTCTCCCCCGCCCATACCGATGCTCTGCAGCACGTTGTCATACCCCGCCATGGCTGCCTCATACTCGCTGACCCACGTGCCCGCCGTGGCGGCAGCCGACAGTCCTGCTTCCTCTCCATATACAGCCGTTAGGTTCGCTGCCCACTCTTCAACAGCAGCGGCACTGGGCGTTTCCAGCTCAAGTTCAAGGCCGGGAGGCGGTGGTGGTATGGTAACGCCTTCGCCAAACATTGCTTCTGTACCCCACCGCTCTTCTCTTGGTGTCGGGATCCCTAACTGTTCAGCATATGGCAGTAGTCGCTCTGGTACTTCGCCGCGCTCTAAGGCCTCCAATTCCTCGAATGACATGCGCGGCATTCCTTCGGCTTCTAACAGTTCGGTGCCTTTCTCCTGAATCGCCTCCAACGCCTCAGGCAATAGTTCGGCACCCGCGTAGGCTGCTGCCGCAGCACCTGCTGCTACACCTGCCCCGGTCGCTAATCCTCCCAGCCCCGCGGCGCCTGCTGCTGCGCCACCAGCTCCCGCAAGTCCCGCCGCCGCCTGGGCCCCGGCAATGAGCTTGTACAATGTGAGGATGGAGGCAAGAGCTCGTGCGAATGATCCCAGGGCGATCAGTGCTGGCCCTACCACGGCCCCGATCAATGACAGCCGGATCAACCAATCCATCGTTGCCGGGTTCAGATCATTGAGCTTATCCACGAAGTCTTGCAGATGTTCTACCGTCGGTTGTAGAAAGTCCTCGATGAACGGCGTCCCCGCCGTGATCATGAAGGTCTGCAGCGAGTCTTGGAGCTTCTCGATCTCCTTCTTGAATGTACCTGATCTCGCTTCTGCTACCTCTTCTGCGGTGGCTGCTCCTTTGATCTTCTCACCCATGGCCTCCCAGCCCTCGACACCCTCTGTGCCCAGGGTGATGCCGGCTAGCTGGCCATAAGTGCCGAAGAGATCACGAAGAGCAGTGAGCTTCTCCCGGTCGGTGAGCGTTGTCATGGCGTTGTTGACGTCACCGATGATATCTACCGGCGCCCGAAGCGCTCCTTCGGAGTCATACATATCCATGTTGAACGTCTCAAGAGCGTCGTTCACCCGCGCTGTGTCGCGCAACATGTTGTTGTACATGCTCCGCAGGTTGGTGCCCGCCTCTGCGCCTTTCAGCCCTCGATCAGCCATGATGGCAAATTGTCGGTTGGTATCCTCGAAGGTCCGATTGTATGCTTGCATCACCGGCCCAGCGTTGACCTGCGCTTCCACTAGGTCTGTCACGCTGGCCGCCGAGGCATCCGCCGTCTGAACGTAGTTGTCCACCACGGCATCGGCCTCTTCCACCTCCAGGCCGTATGTACGTAGCGCTTGCAGCACCGCCTCAGTGGCCTGCTGGAGGTTTAGCTCACTAGCCCCCGCCAACCGAGCTGATGCCCCTAGTGCCCCGCCAAGCTCAGCTCCCTCAGTCATGTAAGCGTTCAGGTCGCCGAACATGTCCGTCACCGGAACGCCGCTCTTAGCCAATATAGTCATGGCCTCGATAGCGTCGGTAGGGCCAATGGCGGCTACCAGGCGAATATCCTCACCTATCGCCAGCGCCGCCTCACCAAGGGTGTCCACGTCCACACCACTGTCGCGCGCCGCTACTCCCAGGATGGTGAGCTTCTCCTCGAACTCCGTCGCCTCTTTCGCAGCCAGTCCTAGCCCGCCGACAATGGGCGTAGTGACGTACCGGGTCATGGTCCGACCCGTCTTCTGCAGCCCACCGCCGATGGTCTCCAACATCTCCGCCGTGGTAAACGCGTCCTCGCTTAGCCCTTGCACGGCGCCACGAATGGTGTTCAGCGTGCCGGACGCATTATCCACCGCGCTGACAACGATCTTCAGTGCTTGCTCAAGCCCGAGAGCCACGATGGCGTCTCCGTTCCTTCGCTTGTTCTAGCTCGTGCTGCATATGGCGGTAAAACAGCGCTTCATCTAGGCAGTACGCCGACCACCCGTCTACCCCCAGGAACTCACTCGGCCTCGTCCCGTACCGCGCTGCCATCCGCTCCAGCGCCAGAGCTCGATCGCTTTCCGCGAAACTTGCTCAGCCGGGCGGGCTTCTCCTCCTGCTGGATCCAACGCATGATCGCCTGGATCTCGCTCTCAGTGAGGTTCCCCACCGGCACCCCGCCCTTGGGCGGCGTCTCCCCCGGCAGGTATACCCGCGGCTCCACCAGTGCCGCCTTCACCATGTAGATCTGGTAGGTGAAATAGTCCGCCGGATTGTCCTCCAGCACCCGCTTCATCACGCCCTGCTCGGACTTCCCTGGCAGGTCGGACGCCGCCTTGAGAATGGTCGCGAGCACCGGATTCGGTATCTGCCCCGTCGCCGCCATGATGGACAGGGACGGGCGGCGTACCCGGCACACCCGTCCCGTCGGCAGCTCCAGCTCCTCCTCTGGTGGTGGTCCCCAGCCCCAGTCATTCATGGCCTAGGCCGCCGTGGTGAAGTTGATCACACTTGCAGCCGCCAGCTGATTATATGCCAAGTCGCGCACGCTCGTGGTCAGAATGGCGATGTACGCCGTGCCCGCAGTGAGGTCAGCCGTCGGGTTGAAGGTAATCAACTTACTGGTTGCGGTGTAGCTCACCGTGCCCGCCACCACCGTACCGTCGGTAGCCTTGATCAGGTACACGTTATCGCTATTGACACTTCCGCTATCGAGCTCCTCGCTCATGGTCCACACGATGCTGTCCGCCACTGGATGGTTGGTGCTTCCATCCGCCGGATCGCTGCTGCTTACTGTCGGCGGCGTGGTGTCCTCTGCCGCGTCGGTGATCGTCATCAGCTCGCTGCCATCGGCTTGAGCGAAGTCTGGAATGGCCGTGATTTCCAGCGGCACCACTACCTTCTCGTCTTTGCGGTATGCCATCTCCGGCGAGCCCGTGACCTTCGCCTTGAACACGTGAATCGTGCGCTTCTTACTATCAGGAGCTGGCCCGATGATATAGATCGTCTTCTCTTCCGGCTCTTGCAGGCCTACGCTGACAACACTGCCACTGACAGCGCTTGTGGGCAGCGCCATCGCCAGCGCCAGGTTGTTCAACGTGCTCTCCGCCATGTCGCACGTCAGTTGAGCAGTCCGCTTGTCCAACTTAGTGTCGATCGGCACCTTGCTCTGATCGACCTCCACATCATGGTACTCGTTACCGACGGTCAGCATCACCCCGCCGTCGGTAGAACCGATGGAGGTGCATGCCCCCTGAGCCGCGCCGTATGCCCCCACCAGCACCTCGGCGGCTCCCTCGATCACATATGTCGGGTTTACCGTGTAGCTGATTGCCATGTTCTCATGCTCCTAGTTTACTGTTCGTACCGAGAACTCCACCCAGCGCATTCGCACTGCTCGGCTGTCCCCCGTGCTGAACAGGTTCGAGCTGTCGTGCTTCCGCGCCATGCACCGGATCACCGTTCCGAATCGCTTGCCGTCCAACGTGGCCAGGATGGCATCGGTGTACTGCATCAGCCGCAGATTGAGCGTGTCCAGTTCGGCGTCGCGGTCCACTACCGCTACAAACACGCTATGCTCGATCTCGGTGCTCTGGGTTCCCCCCACACTGCCGCTGTCCACATCCACCACGCACGCCGGGAACTGCTGAATCATCGTCGCTACCGGCAGCCCAGCATGGTACTCAGCCGGTACAGCTAGACCGCGAGCCGTGCACTGCGCCGGCAGGTTCGCTTCAACATACGCCATCACGTCCAGATGCGTCTGGTACAGCATTAGTACAAGCTCTTGGCCATAGCGAACAGGAACTCATGCACAAGCTTCCCCCAGCGGGTCTTGTCGCTCTCCGAGAGTTCGATTGGCGGCCTGGCCGGCATCTTGCGCGTGCCCGTTTGGTGAAAGATGCCGTACGACAGACTGGTGCCCAGCGTCGCTTGCGTATTGGTGATATCCCGAATCTGGAACGGTGCATCCTTCACCGTCAGTGAGTCACGTAGCCACCCGCCGCGCTCCAAGATCAGTGCTCCAGGGTAGTTGACCGCTTTCCACGCTGCGTACTTTGGCGACAATGCCTGCCATCCGCCGCTGCCCGTCTTGCCCTCACTGGCGAATTGCGTCGCCTCTAGTTCCAAGAAGTCATCAGCAATGTCCTCTAGCGCTGGACTGAAGTCACGCAAGCCGTCCGTCCACCGGCTAAACGTCCGCAGCACCTGGTCCTGGCCGGCAATGCTGAACTTGAGCACGAACACCTAGAACACCTTCGCTCGCGGGAACAACGACTGGGCGGCAGCCGTGTCCGTTGGGTTATCCACCTGGTAGCTGCGCGCGCTCACTGCCGCTCCCGTGGTGCCAGAGGCTCCCGCCTTGCCCGCCTCCACCAGCCGCTCCAATCCATCCGTGTACATCGTCCACAATCGCGACCCTAGATCGGAGGTTGGACCTGCTCCCACCGCTTCTGGGAACATGCCCATGTGCGCCATCGCCGCCGCGCCCAGCGCGTTCAGGCGCGTCACAGCCGCCAGCAGTGTCGCCGGTGCGGTGATCGGCACGGTGTAGCCCGCTGCCGAGAGCACCGTATCGATCTCGCCCGCCACATCTTCCAGTAGCTGCTCTACCTGAGCCGCTGATGGCGACGACGTGTCATTGTATACCGCGCGCGGGTCCTGCTCTTTCACTCCATCTAGGGTCGCGTATGCCATTCCGTTACTCCTAGCTGTTCACAACCTTAGCCGCGTACCACCAGATGCCCACACCCACCGCGCACCGGGCATCCACTCCGTAGAGCAGCTCTCGCCGCATGAAGTTGGCATAACTATCAGCCGCGTCCAGCGCCACGAATTCTGGCGCTTTCCGCACCTGATAGATCAGCGCCTTCATCGCGCTCTTGGTGTTGAAGGCGTACCAGTCAGTCGCGTCAGTCAGCTCCGGGGCCACCATGATGTCGCAGATGCCCTGGTAGACGTTGGTGTTGCTGCTCACGATGGCGGCATTCAGAGCCGTCCGCATCGGGAACTCCAACTCTGCCGGTACCACTACCAGATCGGGAGTGATATTCAGCGGGCGGCCATGGTCGTCAGTGAACTCGCGCATGGCCCCGAACACCGCCGTCAGGTCAGTCTGGATGTTGGCCACCGTCACACCCGACCCTCCCAGCAAGTTGTCCCCGCCGGTATGGTCGTTGGCGAACAGTGCCTTGCCGTCGTACCCGGTGTCGGTCGTGCCGGCAACGATCTTGCTCATCACCAGCTCGCGCGGATAGCGGGCTGCCTCCTCAGCCAACTGCCGGACGCGCGGCAGGATCATGCCCAGCCGGTTGTCGTCCAGCGCATTCCGATCCACCGCTACGGTGGCCTCGTAGTGCTTGTTAGTTAGGCTAAAACTCTCCTCAGACAGATCGCCCAAGAGCCGCTCATCCACCCACTCCGCCATCTTAGGCACGCTGCCCAGCCACTCGTACGTCTCCGTCAGGGTGGTGGACGGTATCTCCATCACCAGTCGCTGCCACTGCTCGGCGTTCTGCGCCGCCTCGAAAGTCTGCAAGTACACCGCCTTGAGGTTGGTGTACATCGCGCTCAGAAAGTCACTCGTTACCACAGCCATTGTTGGCCTCCAATTGTAGAGTCAAAACTAGGACTGGCAGCATTAGGCTGCAGCCGCGAGGCACTTGATGACGATGAGCAGAGCGCCCTCGCCCTCGGCAAACGCAGTCACGCTCGCCGCTTCCACGCTGATCGTGTCGCTTGCGCCGAAGACGTTTCCCGCCGTTATAGCGGTCGCGTCGATGACTGCACCCAACGGCGTGCAGTTGGCCGAAGTCAGCGCCAGCGAACCGCCGGTGAGGTTGGCGGTGCCGATCTCCAAGTTCAGCGTCGCCGCCTTCGACCCCGTGATGACCGGGTCGGTAACGACAAAGCTCATCTTCTCGATGACGCCCGCAAACCCCGGCGTGTAGGTCGTTACGACGTCGCCGGTAGCCACCTTGGCCAGCTTCACCGGGATAGTCAGAATACTTCGCACGTAGATGGCGCTCAGCGCTTCGCCCGACTCTAGCGATACCCAGACACTGGTGGCGCTGTCCACCGCCATGATCTTGCCGACATAGATGCCGTTCCCGACAGTCGTGGTGACGGTAGCGCTGTCGCTAACGTACACGCGGGAGCCGATGTCCGTGATTGCCATACCGCTAGCAGCGAAGTTGAAGATGCCTCGACGGTAGACCCGGATGGTCTCGCCCGCCGTCTTCTGCTCTGCCGCCACGCCCATGAAGAACGTGCCCGCCGTGTTAGCCGCTGGGATGGCATATCCAGCCGCGTCCGACGTTACCAGCGACCCCTTGTAGATCGTGGCACCCGCCTTCACTACAAGGGAGATTATGTCGCCCTCGTATCGCTCTACGCTCTTATCCGCACTTAGTGCAGTCATGTCTGTTCTCCCTGTCCCTATCTATCCGCGACTCTTCGCCTTCAGCAGGTCAGCCTCGCTGATACCCAACTGCCGTCCCAGGCTGATCTCCGCTTCGGTAAGCTGAACATCTCCAGCAGCCGCGCCCTTGTCCGACCCGCGCTCGGTGAAATCGACCACCACCGGTAGCGTCTCCATGAGCTTCGCGAACCGCTCCGGCTCGTTGAGCGCCATCTCTCCCGCCCACGCCTCGCGCATGGCGGGCGTGAGCTTGCCTTCCTGCTCGTACTTCCCGAGTAGCGCGTCACGCTTAGCCTCGTTCAGCTTGAGCCGAAGTTCGTCCCGTTCAGCACTTACCTCGGTAAGCTGGGCCGTAAGCGTGTCGCGCTCGCCCAGCGTCACCGTCTGCGAATCGCGCAGCAGCTTCACTGCCGCCAGCACGTCCGCATCTTCGTCCAACTGAAGTAGCCTTCTGATCTGCTCTTCCATTGCGTGCTCCTTGTCCTTGCTACCGGCCCGCAGTTCTGAGAGTCCAAAGACTTTGCGAGCCTCCTCGCGGTTATCCTCCGGCAGCGCGGCGACTATGCGCCTTGCTATGATCTTCACCTCACGAGCATTGTAGAATGCCTGATTCTCGGCCTTGGCGAAATACCGGTAGGCTGCCATCACGTACTGGGGCGTGATAGGGTAGCGGTAGTTCACCGGGTCGGCAAAGTCGGAGTCCGGTATATCAGCATACTCGCTCGGCTTTGTCAGGTGCCCATCCTCTCGGGGACGGATACCGTACCGTCTGCTTCGCGCTTCCCGCGCTTTCTCCAACTCCTCTCGGCTAGCTAACATCAGCGCCTCCACTTGCTCGCTCAGCGTCAGCGGCTGCATCCCCTCCACGAATGGCCGGTTGGTGATGGCCATCGCTAGGAGCGTCGGGCCGTGGTCCCCGCCGTCTTCCTTGTCGTGGTACGCCCACGCAAACTCGGCACTTGTGAACTGATATTCCCGATTGCGAATGGCAGCCGCCGCCTCGTCCGTCCATTCTACCTGCGCCCAAAGCTCCGCACCATTGCGGACCTCCAATGCTGTGATCCAACCCGCCGCCCGCCCGCTCTGGTCGCCGTGGTTGTAGTCTACCACCAGCCTCGTGGGCGGCCTAGGTCGCACCCCTTCGGTGAAGTTGCGCACCATGCTCGCCAGATCGTCTGCCGTCACCTCAAACTCGCCATAGGTCGGATGTGTGAACCTTCCCACTCGCAACACCTGCACCCAGGACTGCGCCACATCCGCAAGACTGAATACTCTGAAACTGTCCATCATCTCACCTCACCGTCGCGGGCTTCTCGCCCTTGAACACCAGCACCCACACACACCGGCAGCGGTCGCCGCCCCGACACTCTGGATTTGGCGGCATGTACTCCTCATAACGTGGGTCGTCGAGCGTCACGTCCAGCCCGTCCAGGTTCTCGCATACCTCACACACCCGCCGGTCTAGGATGGCGCTGTACTGGGCGTATTCGATATCCTCGCGGATGCTTTCCGCTGCATCTCGCCGCCCGAAGTTGATCGCTTCGCCAACGCTGATCTGTGCACTCTTCAACAGCTCGCGCTCGCTTAGCGTCTCCATCACTTGCTGGAGAGCGCCCGTGTCTGGAACGCCCGTCTTGATCTGGTCCAACGCTTCCCACACTAACGCTGCCACTAGCCGCAGGCCAAACATCTGCGCCGCCGCCTTTGCCTTCGCTGCCAGGTACGGTAACGCGCTAACTGGATCCGCTAAGCTCACCGCCTCAATGGACTGCCCGGTCCGCCGCCACTGCTCCTGAAGCACGGAATCATAACCGCGCCGGTAGAGGTCACTGAGCACACCAGTCAGCGCATCGGCCATCTCCGCCTTGTAGGGCGCGCTGAGGCCGTTGATCTTGTCCGGCTCGCGGCCCTCGACAAGAGGCATGGCCAATTCCATAAGCCGGTCGATCTGCCGCGCCGCTACCACCTGCGCCGCCCGCACATACGCAGTCCGACCATTCTCAACCGTGACGTCAATCTCTTCGAGCATTGCCCGATCTTCCGTCGCTCTTAGCGGTCGCCAGAAAGGCTCATCGTTGAGCATGTGCGCATGGCCACGGTTGTGAGTCTCGGCCAGCGCCGGTTCAGGCTTCGGTAGCGCCGGCACACTCGCTGTGTCTGCTTCCTCTGGCAGCCCGTACAGGTCGCGTATGCTGTCGCGTAGCCCATCATCAGCGACGATCGCTCCGCTTGTGAGTAGCTTCTGGATGGCGTTCCCGTACGTGGCCAGGTCGCGCTGCTCCAACTTTGAATAGGTCAACCGTGGGTACACTTCCTGTGGCCCCCAGTTCACGTCTACCAAAGGCTTGATGGCGTACGCGTTCATCGTGTCTGTGATCTGGTTAGCTGTCGCCTGCAGCGCCATTAGGAAAAAGCTGCTCTGGTCTCTACTAAGCGCATACGATCCCGTGTTCGTACCGCCAAGGTTGAGAAATTGCGCCAGAATCGAACGGGCGATCATCACGTCGTGGTGCTCGATGCTGCTGAGCGTGGACACGATCGATTCCGCGGGCCGGCTCACGCCGACCATGTTGAACTCCTCCCAGCAATGTTTGCCCACCACATAACTGCGCTCATGCGCATGTAGCGACTGAAGGATCTCCGCCGCCTCCTCGTAGTCCTCCGCCGCCGCCTCGGCGCTCATCTTCACATAGGGCACCCCCACCCCGTGCCGCTCCATGGCGATGGCGTCGATACGGTAGAAATTATCCTTGTAGAACCAGTGCTTGTAGGCGGCGCGGAGCAAGCTCTGCCCAGCCCAGTTTGACCCTTCCTTGCGGTTAGTGAAGACCAGCAGCTTGTCGATGGGAATGTATGGTCGGCTGTACTGGCCGCTGCTCCAAACGAGCTGCTCGATGCCGCGAAGGCCGCCGTCAGGTTCCATGTCCCACTTGTCGATACTAGAGGGCATCCGCGGCGCTAGCTTCCGATAACGCAGCCCACCATCCCGCCGTTCCCAAACTTTCTCGAACACCATGAACCCGAACGGCAACATCAGCAGCGCCTGCCGCAGAAAGTCGTCCCAGGTGATACTCATGCCTTCTAGCAGGTTTGTCTCGACAGCCTTGGCGATCTCGACGCTCTTGGCGTCGTCACCGCCGGGCTCTACCACCCATCGCGCCGAACGAATGGGCAGCTCACACACCCACAAGATCGCCTGCACCTGGGCGTCCGAGCGCCGCATCTTGTCGTAGGTCTCGATGCCTCGCAGCCCTTGCAGGTCGCGGTTGTACTCGTCTGCGATGATGCCGTTGAAATATGGCGTGCCCGTGCGCCCAATCTCGGTGAGACGAGAGGCACGCCGTGGTGGTTCAGCCAGTGCTGGTGTACTCCGCCCGAACAGCCGTGGCCACTGCATCAGAACACCCTCGTGCGAAGGCCGGCAAGAACAGGACGCCGCGTCTGCGCCGGCAGTTTCCCACGGTATCCAGCCGCCGCCTTCACGCCTGCTAACGCCAGCGCATAGCTGTCCGCTTTGTCATCCATCTCGCCCTCGGGTGCACGCAACGTCGATCCCTCAATGCTCGCCAATTGCACAAACGTCTCGAATGAGTGGAGAATCGTTTCGCCCTCGCGGAACGCGTCCGCGGCGACATCGTACAACAGTGCTTTGCCCTTCGTCGTGCTGTGCCAGCCCTCATTGCCGTCGTGACCAACCAGACGCAGCAATCGCGAGTTGTCTCGCAACCACAGCAACACCGCGTGGCCGTGGTTGTTACGTTCCACCATCACGCTCGCACGGTTGTACCAGGTGCCAATGGCGTCGGCATGCGCGGCGATTGTCGCTGGCTGTAGTTTGCCACTGAGCATCGCCACCTCTTCACCCATATCCGCCTCAAGCACCGTCAGCGCCGAATCATCGCTCGTGGGGTTTCCTTCCGCCGGGTCTACACCGATAATGTACCGCTTACCTACTCGCGGTTCCGCATAGACCTGCAGTCCAGGGATGGCCGGTGCATCCTCTACCACAATTGGCGATTGTTCAAAATAACACTGTTCCAGCCACAATGGAGCAACACGCTTGTCTAGCGTTCGCGGCGCCAGAGCCTCGGCGTCAGTTGCCGGATACTGCTCGTGGAGGTCGTCCAAGCTACCAGTGCGGGCAACCACGTCCCGTCGCTGCGCCTCGTACCACGCCTCGTCTCGGTCCGGTCGTGCACTCCACGGCAGGAACAGCGCGCTCCAATCGTTGCTACCGAGTTTTGCCGCTCGATAGGTCGCCTTAAACTCCGACTGTGGCTGACTCTTATCGGCCCGGCTGAGCAAGATCATCCGCCCACCCGCGTCGACTGTTGGTTTTACCGCCCGCATCAGACTGTTGAGGTCAGGCACTAGGTCGGCCTCGTCGACAATGGCCAAACTGGCTGTGTAGGAATCGCCGGCTGTAGTAGGAAATGCTCGCGCCACACTGCCATTGCTCAGCTGGAACTCATGCGCGTTACTTTCCACCACCGTCAATCCATTGTGTAACCATGCGGGCAGGCGCTCATACATCCCCTTCAACCGGTCGTCGAGCAGGTGAATCGCCTCTTCATCTCGCCGCGAGAACAGCAATACAGTCGCTGCCGGCTGAAATATCATCTGGTGCAGTGCGAACCCCAGCGCCAACCAGGTAAGCCCGACCTGCCGCGCTTTGAGCGCTATCACCAGGCGCTCAGCGCTTATCACATCGATAGCATGTTGCTGCGCCGGCCACAACTCGAAACGCACCCAATCACCCACATTCGCGTCGTAAATGCGACAGTAGCGGTCAACGAAATATGCTGGCTGCTTCAAGCATCGCGCCGTTTCAATCGTGACTTGTGACCGGTTCACTCCGCTCCACCGCCCTCAGCGCCTCAATGAGTTCTGGTATGCTTGGGAGCCCGTTGCCCCCGCTAGTAAGATCCAGCGCCGCCGGCGCATCCAACCCCCACAACTCGCGCAAGCTTTCGCTCGCTCTGACCTTCAGTTCCAACGCTCGCAGTCGGTTCGCGTCGCTGGTCTCCGGGTCCCGCAATATCCTGTCCGCGTCCGCAACCACACTGGTAAGACGCTCCGTCTCGATGGTGCGCAACTCAGTCGCGTTCTCCACGCATTGGGTATTGAGTGCGTCCAGCGCACCCTTGATCGTCTTATACGCGCCGGCCCGGCTCATACCCAGTTCGGTGGCGATCTCTGTGTAGGTCCGTCCGGCGATCCGTAGCCGCAACGCCTGCTCGCGCCGTTCGGCCCCGCGCGCGCGCCGGGCGGAGGTCTTCGACTCAGAGAAGTTAGCCACCTAGCCCTCAGTCCCCGTTATCGTCAGTTGGCGGCTCCCACAATGGTTCCGCTCCTAGTTGACGTACTTGTTCACAGAGGATTTGCACGCCGCGACGAAACTCGGCGACGCGCTGACGCAACGTCGCCACTTCTCCTTCGAGCGCCGCCACCCGCTCATTCAGCGGTTTGATGAGGCTGAGAACAGCGTCGGTAGTGACCCGATTGATCTCTGCGTCTGCTTTCCGCCGCGTACTGAGCGCAACAATCAAACCCGCCAATGCGGTGATGACGGCGACAACGGTGGCGGGGTCAATGGACATACGCCTAGTCTCCTCGTACCGCACGTGTTCCAGAGTACAAGCCCGATGCCGACAAACCGGCCAGGATGCCCACCAGGATTGCCTCAACCCACGACGCAAACTCAGGATTGCCAGCGGCTACCTTGGCACAAACGGCAAACAAAACGCCGAGGCCCACGGCCACCGGCGCGGCATAGCGGGAGGGCAATCCCTGGGCCTTCATCAACTCCACCAGGGCGACAATCACCGCGGCCATCGGGATTCCGGCTATCACCAATTCCATAGACTTCTCCTTCACGTGTCACAGCGGCTCCCAGCATCCGCCCACCGCGATTGTCGCGGTGCAGCAACCGGTTGGCAAGCGGAAGAGCCACGGATTGCCCCACGAGCCCAGATTACTCTATAGTGGGGACCGCTACGGTCCTCACTCGCGATATTCATCTAACCACATCAGTTGCCAAATCCCCTCATCATCCTGGTAGATAGGCCAGAACCGGCTGATCTTGCCCAGCATCCGCCGCACGCTACGTGGTGAGTACCCCACTAGCTCGGCCGCCTGCGCCGTGGTCAAGCCCTCACCATGCCACAGATGCCAGCAGAGACGCGATGTGGCCTCAATAGTTGGCAGCCGCTCCACTTCCGGCTCGTCGGCCTTGGTCACTAGTTCCTCATCACTCCCACTCGCACCGTCGGCAGCAGATATGTGTGCACCGAGTGCACCGTCTGCGCATAGATGCGCCCGTCGCCGCCGTGTAGCGGACTCTCGAATGTCAGCGGCGACTCGAACGCCGTGGCCGTCAACATGGGCCCCAGAAGCAGCATGAGCGCCAGCGCTAGTAGTAGTAGCCGTGTCACAGTTGCCCCTTACCACTCCGCCATGCTTCCAGCAGCTTGGTCAGCCCGGTCACAAAGTACGCAACGCACGCCACGCCAATGCCGAGCACTGCCAGGACCGCCAACGCGATCAGCACGTATAGCAGTATCATCGCTCGCCTCCGTTGTACTTGGTGATCTGTTCACCCGTCAAGGTCGCTACCGCGATCACCACCACACCCAGCCATCACCTCGATCGTTGTCAACTGTTCCCCCATAGTGACCATTCTCCTCTATTGGTCCCTTTGGCGATCTGTTCCGCCTATAAGCGGCTCGGTCATGGTACACCACTATTGGTATCGGCCAGGTCCAGGTATTCCTTTTCCACTGGCGTCGGTTCTACTTGCGGCCAGCGAACTTGGTTGGTGCCAGTAGACAGATTAGACCGCCATTCCACTCCTGGGGGACACGCGTAGCCATCCGGCAGGTCCTGCCAGTCCCTACTAGGCTGGAACTCCTGGGCCGCTATGTCATCCACAGACGTCTGCAACGGTCCCCCATGAAAGGTGGCATTTGGTGGCAAGCTTTCCAGGTCGATCGCGATCTCTTTTTTTTCCGAGCTGGACCTGGAAACGTTGCCACCATTTGCCACCTTAAGGCGGACGCCAGTCCACTTACGTACCCCATGTGCCTGCTTTTTCTGGTCTATACCCCGATTGCGAATAAGCCCGCCAAACTGAGTTTTTCCCACCGGCTCCTCTCCGGCATCGGCGCACCATGTGGTATACGTTTCATAGAGTTCCGCCACTTCCACCGTGTAGTTGGGTCCTAGCTCACAACAATCGGCTAAGAAACCGGCCAGGCGATCCTGCTCTTGGCGGTAGCGCTCCGTGGCTACTCTGACCTCCTCAGCACGCCAGTGTGGGTCGGCCCGCCAATCGGCCAGGCCCTCAAGAAGCCAACGCAGAATCGCGGGCCGCTCCGCTTCCAGTTCTGCCAGCACCTCCGCCTGCGGTCGCCGCTCGTCGGGTGTAGCCTCGATAGTGACTGTCCAAGGGATGAGGCGCACCCGCCTCCATATGGCATTATCAGTGCCGGTGATAATGGGGCGATGATTTACTAGCAGGATGATGGTCCAGGTATGTGGAAATTCGAAAAAGTCGTGACCCATGAACCGCCCTTTCAGGGGGTCTCCACCGGTCAGCCGTTTCACCCGTGCCTCGTCGAGCCGGCGCCCCTCAGCCACCTCTGCTGAGAACACGGCGCGCGAGCCTCTCAGGTCTGCCAGTTCTGTCGGATGGCTATCATACTTACGCAGCATCAGGAGGTCGGGCGCGGCTTGCATGGCGTAGTTGCCCAGCGCGCCCTGTATGGCGTTGGCGGTTGTTGTTTTGCCGTTGCCACCCGTGCCGTACCAGATAGGCAGCATCTCCTCTAGGTCAGCGCCCACCAGCGACAGCCCGAGATCGCGCTGAACCTGCCGCCGTATCGCCGCATTGGGCAGAAACCGCTCCAAGTGAGCCTGCCAGTGAGGACCGGCGGCCTGGGGATCGAACTCCACCGGCGCCAGTTTGGTGATAAGGTCTCGTCTATCGTGTGGCCGAAGTGTGCCGGTCCGCAGGTCTACAGTGCCGTTCTGGCAGTTGAGTAGCCATGGGTTAGTGTCGAAGTCTGCAACTTCCACTATCACTTCCGGCTCAGTGCGCGCCAGCTCCAGCATTCCCCGGATTCGTGACGCGCTCTCCGAGCCCATGGCCCACTTCGCAATCCCTTTACGGGCGTCGTCGCTCGTACCCTGGGCCGCTTCAGCATAGATAGACCGCACGACGTCCTTTGCCATGCGCACCGCTACGCCCGTGGTATCTAATGCCCAGCGCCGGCCATCCCAGTAGAGCCACCCCCCAATGGGGTCACAGTAGCGAAGGTCAGCGCCGTACCGCTGCACCAGCCTCCGCGCGTTTCCAAGATCGGTCAAGTGCTCTCGATGAGACGCCGGAGTGATGGACGAGTTGTCCTGTTTAGCCCAACGGTACAGGCTAGCCAGTGTGATACCGTTTCCAGGCTCGAACGTTCCCCACTTTTCTTGGCAAACCCCAGGACTGTATTTCTTGCTCTTGCGGCTCCACGTATCCCACAATGCCAACCCCACGTCGCCCAATTCGGATAGCGCCATGCCGACTTCTATCCATGCCTGATAATCGTTACAGCGCCAATCGGCTAGCTGCTCTAGGGCCCGCGCTGCCGGAGACACATCTGCACCTAGGCTGAACTCGGCGGCACGTGGCACCGGTTTACTCCTGCCCACGACCTTCAACCGTGCTACCATCCACTCCGGCATCTCCGCTAGCGGCGTCTCATTCACGTGTGCAAATACATCCCATGCATATTCACGCCTAGTTTCGGGATGCACGCTAGGGGGCGCGATCACATACCCGCCATCCGCTTTCACGTCCAGACCCGGCCCAAGGGCGTTTGGACAGGTGATTAGGGGGGCGGCTGGTGCTTTGTAGTAATAGTGAGAACCACCGCCGCCAGTGATCACATGTGGTGTTGGCGGCAGGCTACCGTGTTCAGTTTCCAGCTCGTATAGCGTTTCATCTCCGCCGTTGCGGGAATCTACATCGAGCGCGTCAAACGTTTGTGAACCTGTAGGTATGCCAATGTTTGCCTGTGGCCACCGCCGCCACCAATACCGAATACGTAGCGTGTTAGTTGAGGCATCCTGGAACCCGTGGGGGGTGAGTGGTCTTTTCCCCTCACAAGGAAATACTGGCCACCCACGTTGTGCATACTCCAACGCTGCGTTTAGCAGCGGATTCAGTGAGTCTACACGTAGTTCATTCTCAGGAATGGAAGTGTCACTTTCTGCTACGGCGAAGTAGCGTGTATTGCCATGTTCACCCGCATATCCTGTTACCGTTACCGGTTCATCGTGGTCCGCATTGCACCAAACCGCTGCACCTGTGTAGCTGTCCGGTATCACCAATGTAGTCTCCTGTGGGCGCGCGGCCACGGTACGGTTAGGCGTTCAACAATAACGTCTCAACGCTGGCGGCGAGTTCATTGGCACGATCCGCAGTAACTAGCTGGCCTTCGCTGGCTGCTGCTAGCTGTTGCAGAAACGCGCGCCCGTGGGGGTGGGCCTCAGGACCCACAAAAACCACATCAATACGACACTGGTAGGTACGGGCGACGGCAAGAGCTGTTATTTCGCTATCTGGCTCGCCATCGCTGATAACGATGAACCGTGTGCCTGGAATGTCGGCAACCTTGGCAAATTGGAGCGCATCTGCTAGATCGGTACCGCCGGCCAGGAATGGGGGCACACCGCCAGGCGCGAATACCGTAGTATCGGAGAACGCCAACACGGCAATCCTGCCTGGCATATTGGCCTGCAACCGTGCAAGCTCCTCACAAGCTATATCGTAACGAGAGCGACCGCCACGACTGTCCGTCGCCGCCATGCTGCCGCTTGTATCAACTAGCACAATCACATCGGCAGTAACGAACGACTCGGCGACGCTCTGGTTCTGGCATTGCGCCAGATCAGCAATGCTGCCACTGACAATGGTGCTCAGCTTGGTATCCACCAAACCTCCAAACCTCCCCGCGTGCGTGGGCCAGGGCGGCCCTTCGTGCTGTTAGAGCGCGAATTCTGGCATGTCTGAGTCGTCGAGGTCCAGGTCCGGCAACTCCGGTGGTGTGCAGTAGGGGCAGGGCTCCTCGAAGAGGTCTTCGTAGGCCTCACCCCCACTGACCCATACTCTGCCGGTTCCGCATTCGATGACGCCGGTGTAGTCACAGTACTTGCATCCGATTCCTCGCTGCATCTGCATCCTCCTGTGCGGGGGTTGTCTCTGTCTCGCAGAGTCCAATGCGAAAGTCATCGTCCCAATTGGCAAGTGCCTTGTGGTAGTAGCGTATCGCCATCGTCACGCTGGTGTGCTCAGAATAGGGCTTCCAGGCCGATTCGAGAATCGGTTTGCCTGAGTCGAACACGCGGCCCGTATGCTGGACGGCATACCTGAGCTGTGGTATCTGCCGCTGCTCCGGCTGCAGATGCGGGAAGGCTCTCTCGATGCTGACACAGGCCCCGCCGTGGGCGGCCATATCCTGGTAGAACTCTAGCGCTTGCTCTGGCTCGAGCGGCTCGATCCACTGGTAGTCCTCTGGATACTCCGAGGCAGCGGCGCGTGTGTCATAGTGCAGGGCGTAGTACCGACCAGCCCGGGTGCGATACAACGACATCTCGCAACAGCCAGAATCCGGGTGGTCGCGACTCCACCACTCGTCACTGGCAAGCAGCTTGGCCGTTCCAGAGTTGTAGCGTCTTCCGTCTATGGTCTCTGATATGGGTTCCCGTGTCATGTCTGTAGCTCCTCAGTCCTGGTCCTTGCCGGCCATCGCCAGCACGGCCATCAACAGCATGCCGACCCAGGTACCAACCAGGAATACCAGGGCTCCTTGCAGCCAGCTCATAGCGCTGTCCTTTCGTACTCGCACCAGAGCAGGATTAGAGCAAAAAGAATACAGAGCCCAACCGCTGATAGCACGCTCATGAACTTACCTCCCTCTCTGGCGTATAAGCAGCCACACGCCGAGGCGTATAGCTCCGAGCAGTAGCACAGCTACTATCATGAGTACCGCGTGCAGGAAAACCAGGTCTGCCCAGTTCATTCTTCACCTCCATTTCTCGCGCTTGTCGCTGAGGCAAAAATAGGGTCCCGTGGTATCGTTCCTCGGCTGCCGGTGGAGGCTCCGTGGCGTAGATATTTTCTAGATAGGTGCCTCTTCCTCCGGAATCGGCAGGGACATTGCCAGCAGCGTTAGTTCCTTCATGGTGTCCTCTAGTGGTCCATCCAGGATATCCTGTAGGTCGGGGCAACCGCTGTAACGTGTGCGAATATCCTGCAGTTCGGTGTACAGCCGGTCAACGCTGCACATAGTGAGGTCGACGCCGGTGAGGCACGCTGCGTCAAGTTTCGCTGCTCGCGAACGCACCGTCGGCATTTCCACCAGTAGCGGCTCTCGTTCTAGTGCCGGCACATACTCTACTCGCGCAATGTACAGTCGAGCTTGCTCTAGACGGTAGCGCTCGCCGGCCACCGTGTCATCCCATTCAAACAGGTAATGGATCTGCGAATCTGCTGGTCTGGCTCGGTCTACTAGCTCCTCTGGCCCCGCGGGACCGTTCTTCCAGAGCTGCTCTAGCGTTTCCAGCAATACTATGTCGTCCTGTGCCGTAGTATTGACGATTCGTACGTACGATACCATCGTGCTTTCCTCCATCTGAGATTCTGCGCTTTGCCTTGCTACACATGGCAGTGGGTTCCAATGCTGAGCACCGCACCACCTAACCCTGCAGAGCGAAGCCTAGGCCAAGCATAGCTTGGCGGCTACGACTCATGCCCGCGCCGAGGGAACGATCCCCGGTACGCCATCCGCGGGCCTCTGCTTTGCTGTGCGTAGCCCAACTCCGCTGCTCCTGGCAGGGCAACGCTGGGGCAAGCTTTGCTTTGTCTGTGTCTTCGCCGCGCTCAGGTCCGCTGAACTGCTCAAAGCAATTCCCTTGCATTGCGGCGTCATACTATGCGATGCCATTCCTTGCATTGCGACGCCATACCATACGGTGCGACGCTTCGTCCCACAGGACTAGCTAGTGGCTGCCTTCTTGATTTCAAATCGCCCGAATTGTCCCCGGCATTGTGGCCGCCATGCGCCTACCCCCACGGCGAAGCCGGCCAGCTCTAGGATGTTGATGATCTGCTCCACGGTGATAACGTTCTCCTGATACGATATGGGCAGGTCTGCTTCCCATTCATCATAGCAAGCACGGTACGCAATGCTGGTGGTTTTCCGGTTCAGCACCACGCGGCTGCGGTGCATCCGTGGGGGACTGGCTCGGAGTGGTATTAGGTCGCCATCCACGAAAAACGCGCCGCGGGCCTCAGTCATCGGCATACCGTCAATGAAAGACACCGCCCGTACCATGCTTTCCTTGAAAGCGACCGCCGGCAGGCAATCGCGGCCCAGATGGTCAATGTATCGTGAGTTGTTGAACTCCTGTTCTGGGTTTCGAGGCGCCTTTTTTGTCCGCGCTGACCCCGTTTGCGAAGCCTCGATAGCGTCAATAGCCGTTTCTGGAAACCGGTTTACCAGCAATGGCGATGTGCCTCGGATGGTAACCACTATTCTACTGATCTGTAATCCGTAGAGTGCGGGAGCTTCGTTTGCTTTGACCATAGTGCGTACTACCTCCATTCCTCTGTGAATGCATCCGCGCCCATTGCCCAGGATGTCACCAGTACTCGTCCCTGGCTGTCGCGGATATCTGCCCATGACAGAATGCAACTGACGACAAACCGCCCTAAGACCTCTGAACCTTCCACTAGCAGCAGCCCACAGCGCAGTGGGGGCCGGTAGCCTAGAAGGGGATTAACCCGGCTTTCAGTTTGGATGGTTTGCGCCAGTTGCAGCCCTGCATCGTATCTCGCGCGTTTCATTGGATCACCGAGAATGTTATATGCGGTTTTCAACGCCATGAACTGCTCTGCCGCGTCTGGCTCCCCACATACATCCGGATGCCACTGGCGCGCGAGACGTCGGTATGCCGCTTTCACCTCCTCACTAGTTGCTTGCCGGCTCACCCCTAATTTTGCATACAATGTGAGCCCATCATCAGGGCGATCGTCTGCATAGAACCATGCCCGTAAAACGCTCTCTGGAAACACGACCGACCACTCACCATTACACCAGCCGAGGGCCGTGCGCTCGTCTCCGCCATGGTCCTTGGTGGTTCCCACATACCGAATCTCTATCACGCGGGTTTCTACCTGTGGGGTTTGTTGTCCAAGGGCGAGTTGGCAATCCAGACGCTCGCCAAGGTACTGTAGTGTGATCGTCTTGAGCGTGTCCAGGTGCCTAGGTACTATGAGCCACGCGCGCTGGTTACTATCCCAGCGTCGGTCTGTGCTGGGTATTATGCTCTTGAGAGCTGCTACTAGTGCTGGCGAGTAAGGGGTGCGATATACCAGCACCCCATTCTCTAGCGTCAGTGAGCTAGTCACTGTTGCCTCGGCATAGATTCCAGTACGAGCAGTACTGTGGGGCGCATTTCCAATTATCAGGGCACCGCAGATAAACCTCCCGTTCGATACCTTGCCACGCCCGCTGTATTAGACCCATCATCCAGAACAGTTCACCGAGACTGTGTAGATGTTCGAACGTCTGAAACTGCGGTGTTTTTGTTTTGACTAGAACGTAATGACGGAATCGCCATCCAGGCACAGTCTCGCCGAGCTGGTTCAGTGCCGCCAGGTAGAACAAACTCTGTAACTCAGATTGTGCGCGGTCAGCAGTCCAGGCTCTGGCGGACGTCTTGATATCCGCTGGAACACCCTGCGCGTCTATAATATCAATGTACCCGATAATGGGTATCGGTACCCCGGGCGCGTGCATCTCAATACGGCGCTCCACAGTTGGGTTTTCGCCACAACCGGTGGCAATGGCGGCCAGCATTTGCTGAACCCTTTCATTGCTAAACAGCCGAATGCCGTCACTAGCGAAGTCATACGGTGTAGAGGTTCCCCACTGGATATCCGATTCATTCCCTAGTTGATCCGCCCAGCACTCTCCCCATAGGGTGAGTAGCGGCTGCTTCGTCTGGATGTAGCGCTCGATTGCTTTGTGGACAGCGCTACCAAATACCAGTTCCGGCGAGGTAGTGGTTGGTGCCTTCTCGATGTATCGGTAATACCACGATTGCCCACACGATAGATACTGCGCGATACTGGAGTACGATAGGTGATCAAGTTCAGGGGGCATTGGTCGCCTCCAACTGTGCCGCCACTGCGGCTATTTCCTTATCTGTACCAGGAATCTTGCCGCCATTGGCAGTCATCACAGTTTCTGCACCATATCGTTGAACCAGGTCTGCTAGGGTGACGGTGGTTTTCCCGTTAGGTTGTCCTGCTGGTGCGCCCACAGAGTCTGTTGGAGATTGTGCCCGTCCTAGCTGTACCATCCAGGACCCCTCGATTACATCGCCACCAGGAGTCAGGTCGGCACCATACTCGTCTGCGCGCTTCATCCCACCGATCGCGTCCGGAAATACCACGTCGATCGCATAGCCTACGGCCCGCCACCGGAGCATATTTGCAGGATATTGCTCCCAGTTTCCTCCGGTTTTCACCAGCCCCGCGCGTTTGGCATCCTCCATTGTCCAAGTGATCTCGTAACGGAGGCCGTTTTTGCGCTTGAGTACCACCGTGCATGCCGTCGGGTTGCCCTTGGCATCTGCTTTATCCTGGATTTCAATTCCGTCGTACTCTGGATGTGCCAGTACCAGCGCTAGTGCCCCCCGTGGAGAGAGGGTAGGCCTGTTCTCGATTACGTGGATGAACTCGAAGCTCGCGGTCAGCCCCAGCCCTAGTTCGTAGCCCTTGAGCATGATGGCCATCGCCTGTTCTGGGCTCGACACTCCAAATAATCGTGACTGGTGCATGGCCGGCGCTACCGCTTCAATCATTTGCCACGTAGTCGGGGTCAACTGGTTACGTATTGCTAGCGAGTTGCTGTTCATTGCTGCTCTCCTCTTTCACACTATCCTGGGTATCCCAGGGGTCTATAATTCTATCCTCACTGTTCACCATCACGAGTCGCGCGTTGTCTGGTATGTCCAGTGCCTGCCGTACTCGCCGTTTCGTTACGTCACCGACACCCCGCATTTCACCACGTAGACCACGAATATCTTTGGCTCGTATGTCGGTGAGATGCACCAAAGCCCACGCGGCTGTGCCGAATCCTGAAAGCAACGATTGCGCCTTGTCCAGCCCGATGCCAGGCAGACTCGCCAATACCTGCTCTCCTGGACTCAGCACTGTGGGAATCCTCACGGGCTTCAACACTAACTCTGGCGATCGCGTGCGGCTGCAGAGCCTCAGCACCGTGTCCTCATAGTCGGTGTCATCGGCAGCATGCACTACCACCACACCGCACTCTTGCGCCCGAATGAGGGCCCCCTGTACGGAGGCCCATTGCCATTCGGTTTTGCCACGGTCAGTGATAGTGACACCGCTGGCACTAGGTTGAAGTACGCCAGTGATCACCAGATATGCCCATTGGGTTTTCGCTCGGAGCACAGTGAGTTGGTGCCACAGTCGCTCGTCACTAAGCGACCCCAACAGGTCGGTGGAGGTTTTCCGTTCCACACATACTAGGGCGCCATCGCTAGTGGAGGCCCACAGGTCACCGCAATCCAGCATTGTGATAGTCTTCATGGCACCGCCGAAGCTCAGGTTCTGTATCCAAGCTGGCTCGCGGCTGTCAACCATTATTGCCGTGGCACCCACAGTTTGCTCCTATTCCATCGGTTCCGGAGGGTGTGGCGCGTACTTGTCCCAGCCGCCGGCGGCCTCCATCTCGGCGATGGCCTGCATGAACTCATCATTGGTCAACCCGGTGTCGCCAACGCAGAGATCGCCATGCTTCATCTCAGGTTCTTCATAGACAGGTGCATCATCCTCATGAACCTTTACTGGCGTGTGGCGTTTTTCTTGTTTGCGGATGTAGGCCCTATGCCGTTGCATGTTGCCCTCCTAGTTGGCCGTTCTCAGTAGGTCCTGGGTCTCGGGGCTATCGATGGTGAACCATTTGCTAATCTGCGGAATACTGGCGATGGTGGTGGCTAGTTTCTCCCTGTCGTTGTGGTGCGTATTGACCAGCACCTTTAGGAACTCATAGGCGGTCGCTTTCTCGGTGTTGTTGGCTGGTGCCGGTTCGCTAGTAGCTTCCTCGGCCGTGTCGGGTTTTCCAGTGTCCGCTAGCCATGCTGTACGGCATTCATCCTCGGAGTTGTAAAGTGCCAGAAACCTGAACGTTGTCGCCTCGCGCTCCTGACCCTCGCGGTCTACCCACTTGCGTCCCGTGGGAACAAGCTGAACTTTCACCCATTTTCCCTTGAGCTCACGGAGTGACGTTATGCCGAGACTCTTGAGTGATGGCAGCACAATCTGCGTCCACTCGCGCGACTCGGCGATCATCTGCCGCGACACAGGATTGCTGCCCGGCATGTTAGACAGAGCCGTTACGGTCATCTCGATGCTAGTGCGCCGCTGATCTAGACTATGGACGTTCTCGTCATAGAGCACCCTCCCAGTGCCCTTCTCCAAGACGCAGAAAAACACGTCTACATCCGCCCGGCCGTAAAACTGATGCGGCGCTAGGCTTACATTGAACGCGGCATCCATGGGATCGTTACTGCGATTGTTGTACGGCATCGTCTACTCCTTACAAGCCTTGGTGGTACGGCGGTTGCGATAGTCCAGAGCTCCCTGCTCTGTGAGCCACGGGACCAGCGCCTTGTGGCTGGACCGGCGCGATGTCCAGGTCCCCGTAGTCTACGCGGGTGACCTCGACGGGCAGTTCGCGCCAGTGCATCGCTATTAGGTTGCAGATGGCCCGGGAGAGCAGGTGCGCTTCCAGGTGTTGCGACGCGGGCCAGAAGCGATCGCTGTCATCGGGGCTCAGGTTCGCGTGTACACGCAGGGGGACGGTGATGATACACTCTCGCAGTTCTAGCTCGGGCCGGTTCGGCAGTTCTGGCGATTTGTGGAGTTCGTGTTCCATCTGTTATCTCCCAGAATGTGGTTCAGCATCGCCCAGTGTGTCAGGGTCGCCTAGCATGCCGAGGACCTCGTTAGCCATCTCGGTGATTGTCTCAACCTTGTGCCGTGTGGTGTGCATCAGAAGATGGAGCTCCCGTATCCGGTGAGCCATTTTGCTTTGCATCGGCGGGACAGGCTTTGGTACGTTCTCCTGGTGCATGGTGAGTCCAAGAGTTTCCCACAGAACTGTCACCTCAGAGGCTAGTTCCTCCAACTCGGCACATAGGTCTGATGCGATAGCGATGTCGTCAGTGTCTTCCTCTTCAATGTACTCCCCTAGTTTCACGATAGCCCTCCATTAGTGCGTCTTGTGCCTGCGAGGTGGGATTCCAAGTCAGTTGGTATCACCTAGAACAGTTACAATCTCCCGTACGGCGTTGGTAACTAGCTCCAGATCCTGCCGTGAACCATGTACCAATCTGTGGATCTCTGCTACCCGCTGGTCAGTTGTGCCATATACTATCGGTTTATACAGAGGCTCATACTCTCTTCTACCACTCAAACCCAGCAGTCGGCATAGCCGACCTACATCATCTACTAGCAGGGATACCTCCGCGGTTAGATCCGATGCAGGCATGCCGACGTAAGTCTTTTCTTCCATTGTGCACTCCTCGGCCTAATGGCAATGCGTAGTTACAGTGCGAATACCGGTTGGTATTGCAGGGTTGCAGGCTTGTAGTATAATGCGGGGAGAGTAGGTTTTACCGTTTTCTCCTGAAGGTCCGATCGTTACCGCGGTCGGGCCTTTGCGCTTGTTGCTACTCATGTTAGCCTCTCCATCACTAACTGGTAGCGCATCGCCGGTCCGAACGCCGTTTCACTGCATAATTCTACCCATTCTTCCTCCGTTGCTCCGGGGATTGCCATGAACGCCAAGTGCAGGCCGCTGAGTTGGCCCTGCGTGAAAGCTGCTCCCCAATTGCGCACCGCCACCTGGACGAACTCCCTGGCAATGCGCTGTCGGGCCTGGCGGTAGGCCCTGTCGCTGATCATGATCTCATTCACCGAATTGCCTCCTTGTAGGCTCAGGCTGCATGGGTTGCGGTGGCGGGCACTGTTGCCACCCTTTCTCAGCGGCGTCCCGATCCCAGCCGTGCGACTGATAGCGCCGATACTGCCCGCACCGAGGGCACCACTCCTCGCCGTCCAGGACTCGGCGCAGGGGGCTGCCGCAGGTGTGGCAGTGGCCACAGTTATGTCGTGTTCTCATTGCTGTCCTCCTGAGGAATAGCTATCCGATTCGGTACGGTGTGGTATCACCGCATCTATCGCATATGGCGCGAGCTGGGGATACGCGGCCACGATCCGTTGCAGCGAATCAGCATCCGGCAATGTCCGGCCATTGAACCACCTGCACACAGACACTTGGCTACGCCCCACGCGTCGGGCAATCTCCCTTTGGCTCAGGGCTGTGTTCTTCAGTTCCTGTACGATGCGTGCTCGTGGGTTCATCATCTCCTCTGGGATACAGTATACACGATGCTATCGCGAGTGTCAAGCCCCAATCTAGGGTTGCTCATGAGTTGGTCACCGTTCACGAGGAGCAGTATACGGGATGCTATCGCGGATGTCAAAACTCGGTGCGGTTGCCGTATGGTTAGGGGGATAGGTTTCTGTGCGCGCGATAGCGCATGTTATACAGGCGCAGGGCGATCGTGGGCAACCTGCTCCTGGGCATAAGCCTTGTCCATGATGCTCCTAATGGTATTGAGATGACAACCGAGTCGCTCTGCACCATATCGTTGTGCAAGCGCTTTGTAGATTGTCAGCCGTGCCTCACGATTGGCTGCGGCCAGTTGCCCCGGGTGGGCTGCTTGTAGCGCCGCGTGATAACTATCCATTCGTTTAGCCATTTTGCTTAGGCTCATCATGTGATATTTCTAACATCGCGCCACCTGGACGGCGGCCAGTGTCCATTGTCCCGTCGGGACTTTCAGCACATAGGCACCCTCAGTCACCGCTTTGGGCAGCGTTGCGGCATTGCAAATCTAGCCGATATTTCTGCAACTGCACGCTGGCAGCCTCAGCCCGTTGGCGCCAGTGGCGCACGGTCGGACAGTCCTCGCAGCGTTCCGGCACCAGATTGCTAAGGTCTAGCCCACACCGAGGGCACTTCAGTCTTAGTTCCAGGAAATCGCCTCGCACTTGTCCCATTCGCCCTCGGGTACCGCGGCGATGGCCCCATCGAAGGGCTGCACCACGTATACCTTACCGCCCACAGTGAGTCGCTGCTCTCCGCCCTTAGGTGCTCCTAGATCGTGCGCCTTGGCAAACTTGGCCAGGGCGGCATCAGGGTTGTACGGCACGTTCATCTGGTTCCATATTGCGTTGCGAATATGCGTCCTGGTTGCGTCATCCATGTATCCTGCTGGCTCGGGCGGTGTGGGCGGAGTCGGTTTCGCCGTCTGGGTAACGAGCATGAACTCTGGGTCAACATGCCAGTGGTCCGTGCTCCCGTCCCAGCCGATCCTATCCACACAGTCCGATAGCGTGCTTGGGCTCACCACCCACACAGCGTGCGGCCCACCGTCGGGTCCGATCACGCCCCCACTGCCCATCGTGATGGCCGTCACCTCACCCAGAGCGTTGGTGGTCCCAAGCTCGTAGTTGGTCTCCCACTGGCCCGGCACGTCTCGAGTTGGTGCGCCATCCCAGTGTCCGGCTACCGCCCGCCCCACGTCCGGCTTGCTATCCGCCAATAAACACCGAGCGATCACTGCTGTGGTGCCGGCCTTCTCCCGCAGTGCCGTGACGCGGAACACCTCGTGGCCCACTGGCACCGGTCCACGCTCCTCGGCCCGCCGCACAACGAACTTGTACTTGGCCCGAAGCGCTTCCAGCGTGCTCGGGTTGCCCTGCCAATCGAAACACTTGATCTCCGGATAGTCTGCCACTGGCTCCTCTCCTACGCTGCCATAGTAGAGCGCAAGTATGTCGCGATATGCGCTGCCTCGGTCAGCCATGTACTTGGCTCCATACTGACACAGCCGTTCCGGCCAGACCCGACCGTCGTAACCGTTCGCGCCCCTACATAGTGGACAGTCGGCCCGCCCACAGCGAGAAACGTACTGCCCCGTGCCGACAGACCAGCGCAGGCCCGCCGTTGCCATGATGGCCGCATCGGTGGTGGCGCTAGTGTTACTCGCTGTGTATACCTGGTCGCGGGCATCGCTGTATACGTCATAGCTGTCCGTGCGCGGGTTGGCAACGCGCCACATGGCGTACGTGCGCGCCGCTACTGCCTGTGCTTTGAGCGCTTCCGCCGGCCAAGTGGCGGGCATCTCGTTGGGCACTACGCCGCGTAGATACTCCTCCACTGGTACGGTGCGGATAGTCCAGTTCGACATGAGTACCCGTATTGTGGCTCCGATCATGGGCGTCTCCTGCGTCGCTGCCAACGCCGTCCCGATATCTACAACGTCCGTCTCCCAGTGATCGTAGTCCTGCCATGGCGCCATACTGCCCGCGTTGAACAGAAAGGCCGCTTCCATCCAGGGCAGGTGCTGTAGTGCGCGCTCGCCGTCTACAACCTGAGCGATGTACTGATCACGCGGCACAAGCGAACGCCACCCCTGCTGTGGTGGGTAGCCGGCGATACCGCCGTCCACGCCCCACTCTGTGAGCATGATACGCAATCGCGCCGGGTCTACTCTCACCTCGGACCACCACTGTACCATGTCGATGCAACGCAGCGCGTGATAGCGTCCTGTCGGTCCTTCTACCTGTGGGCGCCAGTAGCCATGTAGGCCGACGTAGTGGCCGCGCTCCGCCGCCATGCGCACGCAGCTGCCAAGCTGCTGGACCTTCCAACGGCTCACGTCCGGATTGCCCGTGCCGTTATCGTGCGGGTTACCCTCGGGCAGATTCAAGATCACTAGCGTGCGCCTACCAGCTAGCTCTATACAGCGCTCGGTGAACGCGTTCAGAGCCGCTAGTCCCTCGTTCGTGTTGCACTCTGGCTCGCTGGGGAGCTCAAACACACAATCAGGCCAGCTCGCATACTCCCACCGTACCTGCATGTTCGCCATGTAAATGTCGGCTCCGGCACGTCCGCGCGCGATGAGCGCTCGATCCCAATCGTCTGTCCAGATACGGATCACCTTCCGTAACCCCGGGAACGGGTCCGGCCCGGCGGGCGGGTCCATCAACTTGACCCAAGACGCGCCCATCGCTGTCTGAGCCGATCGCGCCCAGCCAGGTAGCGTCTGATAGTGGATGCTTGTCTTAGGCATCCGCTTCTCGCACTCCTAGCTGCTCGCACAAGTCGACCACGTCTGTGCTCACCGGCCAGTCGGTCCTGGCCTCGACCTGCTGCCGGAGAAAGGCCACCATGTCTTCGTCTATGTCCAGTTCAAACCGATATGTAGCATCCATCCATGTCACTGCGCCGTTGGGGTGCTCAGTCAGGCCAACAACCTCACGCTCCTTGGCGGACAACTCCAACATGTCTATCGCTCGCAGGGCTTTACGTATCGTTCGCAGGTCCCCCTTCACATTGCTGACCATTGTCAAGAGTATCATGCGCTGCCAGGCATTGAGCTTCAGTGTCATGGGTTCACCCCTTTCTCTAACTCCTCGATGCGGTTCAATAGGTCCTGGATCACTACGTTCTGCGCCGATACGGTGGCGGATAGATTGCGCCCGTCGCCGCTACGCACATACTCATGAAGAGCTGCGTGGTCTAACCCACCCTTGTCCGCCCGCTGCCGCATACTGCGTACCGCGGCCAGCGCTGTCGTGGTGTCCGGGTACGGCGTCCGATCGGTGAAACTCAGCGCCGATACGTTCGCTGCGAACCAGGCATTGTGCGTGCTGCGAGTTATCGTCATAGAGTCGCCCAAGCTTTCGCCGCTGTCATTATAGGCTCGGATTATGAAGTCCGAACCTACGTTAGATCCTGATTCCGATGTAGAATTTGCACCTAACTTCCATCGGGAGGACGTACCGGACATGAATTCGATCAGTCGGTAGTAGCCCGACGAATTACGCAGGCTGATCTGCTCGGCGACACTGGCGGCTGCTTGCAGTTGGCGACCCAGCCACATTCGTGTCGGCTCAAACAATGCTATCTGGCTTGCGTCTAATCCGACCGTGACGCTGGAACCACTTGAGCCTACATTTACAGTCACGGACGCCCCTTTTCCACCTGGGGTATATTGCACAGTTAGCGCGGCGGCGGCAGAGGCACTAGTGGTACCGATGGCGCGAGAACTCAGGCCAGCGGTGATATCAGTAGAGCCATCACCGCTGGCTGTCTTGGATTTGGCCACTGCCACGAGGTCAGATACTTTGCCTGTTATGAGCGTTGGGTTTGCAATGATGTCCAGTTGGTACATGCCGGCACCGTATCCCCACCTTCCTGCCGATACTCGTGCTATCTCGTCTCCACCTGGCGGGTCCACCTGTGTCATCCAGCGGATGCCATCGTAAGTTGCGTACGTGGTGTCGTTGCCATTCAGCACCAAACCCGACGCGTCCAACACGCCGTGTCCACCACCGAACATGGCCCGCCCGTCAGACGACCGCAACTGGAACTGGATATTAGTCCCGTTGTAACCGGCGATGGCCGTGTTGTCCATCTGGATTCGTGTGCCGCTGGTGGCGCTGGCCAAGGTGAACCCGCCATCGGTGATATTCAGGTTCACATTAGTGAGCGTCATCGTCGTGCCGTTGTAGACAAGGCTGTCATTGCCGGATGCCGCTCCCAGCCAGAAGGTGCCATCGGTGCCGATGTTCAGCTTCTGCGTGGGCGTGGAGTTATATGCCTGTATGCCGGAGTTATCAATCTCCACCCGTGCGCCGCTTGGTGTTCCCACCAGCACGTTACCATCTGCAGGATAGAACTCCACATCATCGAACCGCACACCTTCACTGTTGTCCGCCCGGATAATCAAGTTGAGTCGCACATATCGGGCATTAGATGGCGCAGTCGCTATTATTGCTTTTTGTGTCCAAACAGTAGAGGCTGCCCCGTAAGAGCCAGCTGTGCTAATAAACTCTTCATTTGCGTCTACCCATCGTACTATTATTCCAGCGCTACCGGTACCATCACTGTTACGCACCCAAGTCGAAATATAGTAATTCCGTCCCGCTTCTACGGGCATATTTGAGGACTGAAGGGGATAGACGTCGCTCGTGCCGTTCCCCACCCCCAATGCACTGTACTTTCCCGAATGCGGGCTCCAGATGTCGACTGCCTGATAACCGCCGCCAGTAATCCAGCCCGCCGTGGTCCCTGTCTCAAAGCCCCCATTGTTGATCCAATTAGTGCCATGTACCAGTAGTGATGCGGCCGTCACCGTATTGGCGTAGATGTTCCCGCCGTCGATCTTGGTGAGGTCAGACGGGTGCCGCCAGCCCTCTAGAGTTGTACCGCCGTAAACTAATATGCGACCAGGTTGAATCAAAGTATCGCCGGCATTCACTTTGTCCACCACGCTGTTAGACGGGGTGCTGGCAATGCTAGCGGCATCGCTGGCGGCCCCGCCGGCACTAGCGCTGCTGGCAGCATTTCCACCAGGAGAACCGACTCGGCCCCAGTTGGCAGTAACGTTAGTGAGGTCCGTCTTGGCAGCGGTCCCGCCAGTGACGTATATCTGCCCCTTCACGGTGAGGGTCGAGCCGTCCCACTTGAGCCCCGCCGTTATGTCGCCCCCCGACACGGTGCCAAGGTACTGGCGGTATATACCCCCATACTTGCCGGCCCACCAGCCGCTCTGCGTGAGCCAACCGTTGGGGATAGGGACCCCCATCGCCATGTAGGGGTCAGTAGCTGGCTGTAGCAGGATGGCCACATTCGAGCCATCGTACAGCTTCACCGGCAAGTTGTGGGCCTCCACCGCCGTGTTGCTGATACGCACGAACTTATCCGCATCTGTCACGCCGGTGCCGGCATAGAGCCCATACTCATTCGCGATGTTGAAGATGCCCCTTAGGTTGCCCGTGCGCGTTACCACCGTGCGGTCATACCAGGGGTGCGTATTCCACTTCACACTCTGAGCGTAAGGGCTGTTCTCCCCCATGAGCCCGTCAATGGCGTTCACCTCGTGGTAGCCCATGCCGCTGGTGCCAAAGTCCAGGGCCAGGGCACCCCGCTTCACCACCGCAGACTCGGCCATATAGCCGCCGGCAGGATGCCCGCCCACCGTGCCCGACAGCCGAGTGAAGGTCCAACGCTGTTCGGGCGGGTCGCTCTGAGGGCTAGGGAAATACGGAGCGCTCACGGTGCCAAAGCAATTAGCGATGCTCAGGCCCCCACCGGACCGGTCGAAGTTGCGCACCATAACATAATCGCCAACCGCAAACACTTCTGCGTTGGGAAACCCCTGAAAACACTCCACCCACAGGTCTGCGGTATTGCCCGCAGCCGGGGCGGTGAAGTCCCGCGATAGGGGCGCTACGCTTTTGGATATTATCTGCCCGCCCGCCAGGGCCTGCTCTAGGTCAGCGATGAACGCCTTGGCGTGCAGCTCATCTGTATATACGTAGCGGAAATCCGCAGCACCGCTGTGAGCGACGGCCCAACCGGTGGTCTGCGAGGCGTAGTTGTCGGACTGCAGACGCACACCGGAAAGCGCCCGCACCCGCGCTGTACCACTTGGCTGCAGGTCCAGGTCTTGAGCCGGTGCCAGCTTCAGGTTGGTGCCAGCTTCCGAATCTATCAATGAGGTGCGCAGGCGATCGGTGAGCGTCAGTCGCACCAGCTTCAGGTGACCGCTCTCGTCTGACTTTAGCAGGTGCGCGGGATAAACACTGGCATCAGTATAGGCAGTGACGGCGTGAGAATGATCGGAGCGAGCGAACGACGTGGCGCTGCCCTCGGCATTGCTGGTGGTCGCAGTCAGATTCGATACCGGCGCCGCCGCCGTGATGCCGTGGCGGTGATCGGAGCGGGCGAACGACGTCGCTGCCCCTTCAGCGGCGCTATCGTCAGGTTGGATCGCGCCGGCTGCTGCGGCGACAATGCCGTGCCGATGATCAGAACGGGCAAATGACGTCGCCGTTCCTTCGGCGGCAGTGTCATCAGGGCTTATCGTGCCGGCTGCTGCCGCCGCGATAGCGTGCGTATGGTCGACTCGCGCCGACGTGGCTGCGCTGCCACCACTGCTCGTTGCGTCCGGTACAATTGTTGTCGGCGAGGTTCCCCACTGCACTACCAATGTATTGCTGCTGGCGCCGAGCCCCGCACCGGCGACATCTGCCCACTTGATCACACTGGCGTTGAACTGTGCGTTCGCGTTCAGCGCCAACAGCCTGCCCGCCGTTGGCGTCGACGACGCGTGGTAGCCATCTACGGTGTCGGCATTGCTAACGCCGCCGCTGCCGCCGCGCACGTACACTACACCGCCGCCAGCGGTCCTTGGAAGGTCAACTTGCCGTACCGTATCAGTCTTGGGCACTACGCATAGTCCTCATAGGCTACCAACAACACGTTGGTGCCATAACTTTCTACCAGATATGCCATGCCATAGTCCAACCACTCCAGCCCGTCCAGGTCCAGCACCTGGCTTTCCCCAGCCGGGTCGGTGTCGCTCAACGCCTGCTCGTTGAGCCGGTCGGCGCTGATCACCTTCCCCGCCCCGCGCCAACGCAGATACCGCCATCGGTGCGTTATGCGATATCGCTGACCTTGATAGTGTTGAGTGCCCTGTTCACTCCACACTAGGAATGGCTGCAACATGTGCTGCGGCCAGATTGGCGACTGGCTGCCCGCCACGTCCTTCATCTGCACGATATCATTGACCATCGTGTTGAGCTGTACCGCTGTGGGC